ATGGTCCCGGCGGAACCCCAGCCATCGACATGGTCGCCGTCCGGCATCAGATCGGGTGCCGGCTGGATCGCCTGCGCCGATGTGGCCGTGCAGGCGGAATTTCTGGAAAGCCTGAGTGACGTCGAACTGGCGGCGTTGCCCTGGCTGTTCGAGTTCTGGGCACTAGAGCACCAACTGCCGCCCGACGGCGCTTGGCGGACCTGGGTGATCCTTGGCGGGCGGGGGGCAGGCAAGACGCGGGCGGGGGCGGAATGGGTGCGCGGCTGCGTCGAAGGTGCCTTGCCGCGTGACCCGGGACGCTGCCGCCGCGTGGCGCTGGTGGCGGAAACGCTGGATCAGGCGCGCGATGTGATGGTGTTGGGCGAGAGCGGCATTCTTGCCTGTTCGCCGCCCGACCGGCGGCCCTTGTGGCACGAGGGCAAGCGACGGTTGCTGTGGCCCAACGGGGCCGAGGCGCAGTGTTTTTCGGCGCATGATCCAGAGGCGCTGCGCGGGCCGCAATTCGATGCGGCCTGGGTCGACGAGTTCGCCAAATGGAAAAAGGCCGAGGCGACCTGGGACATGCTGCAATTCGGGATGCGGCTGGGTGACAACCCGCAGGTTTGCGTGACCACCACGCCACGCAATGTCAAGGTTCTGAAGGACCTGCTGGCATCGCCATCCACCGTGTCCACCCATGCGCCGACGGAGGCGAACCGCGCCAATCTGGCGGACGGGTTCATCGAAGAGGTCCGCGCGCGGTATGCCGGCACACGATTGGGGCGGCAGGAACTGGACGGCGTGCTGGTGGATGCGGCGGACGGCGCGCTGTGGACCGGGGCGATGATCGAAGCGGCGCTGTTGCCGGGCGCGGTGCCGCGGCTGGACCGGATCGTGGTGGCGGTTGATCCGCCGGTGACCGGTAACGAAGGGTCGGACGAATGCGGTATCATCGTTGCCGGCGTGTTCCGGCAGGGCCCGGTGCAGGATTGGCGTGCCGTCGTGCTGGCGGACCGGTCGGTATCGGCTGCGCGCCCGCTGGTATGGGCCAAGGCCGCCATCCGCGCGATGGAGGAATTCGGCGCGGAACGCCTGATCGCCGAGGTCAATCAGGGCGGCGATCTGGTCGAGGCGATACTGCGTCAGGTCGATCCGCTGATCCCGTTCCGCAAGGTGCATGCCGCCAAGGGGAAGGCGGCGCGGGCGGAACCGGTGGCGGCCTTGTACGAACAGGGCCGCGTCGCGCATGTGCGCGGGCTGGCGGCGCTGGAGGACCAGATGCTGAAGATGACCGTGCAAGGCTATCAGGGCCGGAATAGCCCGGACCGGCTGGATGCGCTGGTCTGGGCGCTGACCGCCCTGATGATCGAACCGGCAGCGGCGTGGCGGGCGCCGACGGTGCGCAGTTTGTGAACATGGGTAAGGGGGCGGTCTGCCTCCTTGCCGTTGTCCGAAAAGATCAAGGCAAGGCAGGCAATGGCGCAACGCGCGGTGGGTTTCATCTTTCGTAAACCTTGGCGGCGAATGTGGCTTCAACGGACGCAAGACAGCCTTTCGGGGCGCGGCACGACAGGAGAATGAGCGGCATGGCATTCGATTTCTTCCGGCGGAACAAGGACACAGGCATGGTCGCCCCCGAGGTCAAACGGTCAGCGGCCGGCCGGGTGGCTGCGCTGGCGCAGGGCGGACGTGTGGGGTGGACAGCGCGCGATGCGGGGTCGCTGACGCGGGCCGGTTTTCTGGGCAATCCGGTGGGGTTTCGCTGCGTCAAGATGATTGCCGAGGCGGCAGCAGCGCTGCCTCTGGTGCTGGATGCGGATGGCGGGCGGCATCATGAACACCCGGTGCTGTCGCTGATCGCGACGCCCAATTCGGGGCAGGGCCGCGCCGAACTGCTGGAGGCGTTGTTCGGGCAGATCCTGCTGACCGGCAATGGCTATGTCGAGGCGGTGGCGGGCGATGACGGTCTGCCGGTGGAATTGCATGTGCTGCGGTCGGATCGGATGTCGGTGGTGCCGGGTGCGGATGGCTGGCCGGTGGGGTATGATTACACCGTGGGCGCGAAAAGCTACCGCTTTGGCGCCACTGGCCCGCGCCCGCAGGTCTGCCACCTGAAAAGTTTTCATCCGCAGGACGATCATTACGGGTTGTCGCCGCTGCATGCGGCCGCCACGGCGGTGGATGTGCACAACGCGGCTACACGGTGGTCCAAGGCGCTGCTAGACAATGCCGCGCGGCCTTCGGGCGCGATCATCTACAAGGGCCCCGAGGGGCAGGGGATGACCAACGACCAGTATGACCGCCTCGTCAGCGAGATGGAGGCGCATCACCAAGGCGCGCGCAATGCCGGGCGGCCGATGCTGCTGGAAGGCGGGCTCGATTGGAAACCGATGGGATTTTCGCCGTCCGACATGGAGTTTCAGCAAACCAAAGAGGCGGCGGCGCGGGAAATCGCGCTGGCCTTCGGGGTGCCGCCGATGCTGCTGGGCATTCCGGGCGACGCAACCTTCGCCAATTACCAGGAGGCGCACCGCGCATTCTACCGGTTGACGGTGCTGCCGCTGGCGGCGCGGGTGGCGGCGGGAGTGTCGGATTGGCTGAGCCTTTATGCGGAGGAGGTGCTGGAGCTGCGACCCGATCTGGATCAGGTGCCAGCGCTGGCCACCGAACGCGAGGCGCTGTGGCGGCGGGTCGGCGCGGCGTCGTTCCTGACGGACGCTGAAAAGCGGCGGATGCTGGGGCTGTCGGTCGAGGCCGATCATGGCTGAGCCGCGCGCCTATGAGGGGTTCGATTGCGCGCCGGGGTTGAAGCTGGAAGCGCATGAACGGCTGTCGGCGGTGCTGATCGACGGGTTGAAAGACCGGTTGGCGCGGCTGGAGGAAGAACACGAGCGGTTGGAAAAACGCCTGTGGCTGGCGGTTTATGGCGTGGCGGCGGCGATATTGGCATCGGCGTTTCAGTCGATCCTGTCGGCGGTGCCGGTATGAACGGGTCCATGGAAGGGTTGCACATGACGGATGATCTGGAACGGAAAGATTGCCGCGGTGGCGCGCTGGTCAGTGATGGCGTGGTGGTCGAGGGTTATGCCAGCCTGTTCGGTGCGCCCGATCAGGGCAATGACGTGGTGATGCCCGGGGCCTATGCGGTGGCGCTGACCCGGCTGGCCAGCGAAGGGCGGCGCGTCAAGATGCTGTGGCAGCACGACCCGGCGCAGCCCATCGGGGTCTGGGACGAGGTGCGCGAAGATGCGCGCGGGCTGTGGGTCAAGGGCCGCGTGCTGGACAGCGTGGCGCAAGGCCGCGAGGCGGCGGCGCTGGTGGCGGCAGGCGCGATCGACGGGCTGTCGATCGGATACCGCACCGTGCGCGCGGAAAAGAATGACAGGGGCCAGCGGCTTCTGAAGGAACTGGAGCTTTGGGAAGTGTCGCTGGTGACATTCCCGATGCTGACCAGTGCGCGGGTGCAGTCCAAGGGCGATGACCCGGGAGGCACCTTGCGCGGGATGGCGGCGGCCCTGCGGGACGCGGCACGGGCGCTGGCCGGGGACTGATCCCGGCCAAGCATAACAAAGCAAGGAAAAGCGATGCAGACAACCGAGACCCGTTCTCGGACCGGAGAGGCTTTGTCCCCCGAGGCCGAGATGCAAGCCGCGCTGACCGGGTTCGTCAGCGAACTCAAGGCGTACCGCGCCGACATTCACACCCGTATGCAACAGCAGGAAGAGCGAATGACCATGATCCAGACCAAATCCGCGCCCGTGATCCACGCGCGCCACGCGCTGTCCACCTCGGCCAATGCCGAAGCGCCCCACCAGAAGGCCTTTGACGCCTATGTAAGGTCGGGCGACGATGACGGCCTGCGTGGGCTCGTTCTGGAAGGCAAGGCGTTGTCCACGGCCGTGGCAGGCGACGGTGGCTATCTGGTTGATCCGCAGACAGCCGAGGTCGTGCGGTCGGTGCTGAAATCCTCGGCGTCGATCCGTGCGGTGGCGAATGTCGTGACGGTTGAATCCACATCCTACGATGTGCTGATCGATACCACCGATGTCGGCCATGGCTGGGCCACCGAAACGGCGGCGACCACGGAAACCGGCACGCCCACCATCGAACGCATCACCATCCAGCTGCACGAATTGTCGGCCCTGCCGAAGGCAAGCCAGCGGTTGCTGGACGACAGCGCCTTTGACATCGAGGGCTGGCTGGCAGGCCGCATCGCCGACAAGTTCGCGCGCGCCGAAGCCGCGGCGTTCGTGTCGGGCGACGGGGTGGGCAAGCCCAAGGGGTTCCTGACCGCACCCAAGATCGCCAATGCGTCCTGGGCCTGGGGCAGCCTTGGCTTTGTGCCGACGGGTGCGGCAGGGGCGTTCTTGTCTGCGGATGCCATCGTCGATCTGGTCTATGCACTGGGTGCGCCTTACCGCGCCAATGCGGTCTTCGTGATGAATTCGAAAACCGCCGGCACGGTGCGCAAGATGAAGGACGCGGATGGCCGGTTTCTGTGGTCGGACGGTCTGGCCTCGGGCGAACCCGCGCGGCTGATGGGCTATCCGGTGCTGGTCGCCGAAGACATGCCCGACATCGTGGCAGGCAGCTTTTCGGTGGCGTTTGGCGATTTCGCGGCCGGTTACACCGTGGCGGAACGCCCCGATCTGCGCATCCTGCGCGATCCGTTCTCGGCCAAGCCGCATGTGCTGTTTTACGCAACCAAGCGCGTCGGTGGCGATGTGTCGGATTTCGGAGCGATCAAGCTGCTGCGATTCGCGGTGTCCTGATCGGAACAGGGGCTGCGCGGGGTGTCCCGCGCGGCCCTTCGCGGCTGAGGACACGGGCAAGGACCGGAGGTGATCCATGATGTTGGTCGAAGCGACGCAGGTACCGGATGCGAACCTGCCGGTGGCAGAATTGCGCGCCCATCTGCGCCTGGGCACAGGGTTTGCCGAGGATCAGGTGCAAGACGGGTTGCTGGCGGCGTTTCTGCGCGCCGCCATGGCGGCAATCGAGGCGCGGACGGGCAAAATACTGCTGGAACGCGAGTTTCTATGGTCGGTGAACGCATGGCGCGATAGCAGCGGCCAAGCCCTGCCGGTGGCACCGATCAGCGCGCTGGTCACACTGGTGCTGGTGGACCGGTTCGGCGTGGAAACGCCGGTTGCGTTCGACGTGACGCGGCTGGAACCTGATGCGCTGCGGCCCCGGCTAATGCCGATGGGCGGGGCGCTGCCGACGATCCCCACCGGCGGGCAGGCCCGGCTGCGGTTTCTGGCGGGCTATGGCCCGGAAATGGCCGACCTGCCGCGTGATCTGGCGCAGGCCTGGCTGATGCTGGCGGCGCATTACCACGAATATCGCCATGATACTGCGCTTGGCGCGGGCTGCATGCCGTTTGGTGTGACGTCGTTGATCGACCGGTTCCGCACGCTGCGGCTGATGGGCGGGGGCGGGACATGACGGCGGTGAACCGGACCCGCGCGCTGGTGCTGGAAAGCCCGGTACAGGTCGCGGATGGCGCGGGCGGGTTCGCCGAGACCTGGGTGGCGTTGGGGACGCTGTGGGCCGAGGTGACGGCGCGCACAGCACGGGAAACTGCGGGGGAAGGCGGCGCGCTCGCGTTGGCAGCCTACCGCATCCTCGTGCAGGGCGCGCCCGTCGGGGCATCGAACCGGCCCCGGCCCGGACAGCGGTTCCGCGACGGGCTGCGCACTTTCCGCATACTGGCCGTGGCCGAGGCGGACACCGCCGCCCGCCATCTTGTCTGCACCTGTGAAGAGGAGACCGCGCCGTGACCTACGCGATTGCGGCCGCTTTGCAGGCGGCGGTCTACCAACATCTGGCGGCAGCGCCGGGGCTTGCAGGCGTGGCGCTGCATGATGCGCTGCCGCCGGGGACAGTGCCTGCGACCTATATCACGCTTGGGCCCGAAGTGGTGCGCGACCGGTCGGACGTCACCGGTCATGGGGCGGATCACGAATTTGTCGTGTCGGTCGTGACCACGGCAGCCGGGTTTGCGGTCGCAAAAACGCTGGCCGCCGTCGTGTCGGATGCGCTGGAAAGCGCAGCGTTGCCATTGGCACGCGGCCGGCTGGTAGGGCTCCGGTTCGCCCGTGCCAGCGCCGCGCGCGAGGGCACCGGCGATATCCGGCGGATTGATCTGCGGTTCATCGCACGGGTCGAGGATTTCTGAATTTTCAGCAAGGGAGTGGCACCATGGGCGCCCAGAATGGCAAGGATCTGTTGATCAAGGTGGACCTGACCGGTGACGGCCAGTTCGAGACGATAGCGGGGCTGCGCGCGACGCGTGTCAGTTTCAACGCCGAAAGCGTGGATGTCACCAGTCTGGAAAGCCAGGGTGGCTGGCGCGAATTGCTGGCGGGCGCGGGCGTCAAAAGCGCGTCGGTGTCGGGGTCCGGCGTGTTCCGCGATGAAGACACCGATGCCCGCGCGCGGCAGATCTTTTTCGACGGCGAGACCCCCGCGTTTCAGGTTGTGATCCCGGATTTCGGCATCGTCGAAGGCGCGTTCCAGATCACCTCGATCGATTATTCCGGCAGCTACAACGGGGAGGCGACCTATGAGCTGGCCTTGGCGTCGGCGGGCGTGCTGGCGTTTACGGCGCTGTAACCCATGGCAAACCCCTGGGCAGGCGAGGTGGCATTGGTGATCGACGGCGAGCGGCGGGTGATGAAGCTGACGCTGGGCGCATTGGCGGAACTTGAGGCGGCGCTTGGCACCGATACGCTGGTGGCACTGGTCGAACGGTTCGAAGGCGCGGCGTTTTCCGCTCGCGATGTCACCGCGCTGATCCTTGCGGGGTTGCGCGGCGGCGGCTGGCAAGGCGGGGCCGACACGTTGGCACGGTCTGACATCGCAGGCGGGCCGCTGGCGGCGGCGCGGGCGGCGGCGGAACTGCTGGCGCGGGCCTTTGCCGATCCCGGTGCAGTTTCGGGGGCGGTCTGATGCGTCTGGACTGGCCCGGCCTCATGCGCGCGGGGATGCGGGGTCTGGGCCTGACGCCTGCGGAATTCTGGGCACTGACGCCTGCGGAACTGCGCCTGATGCTGGGCGTGGATCAGGCGCAGGGGCCGATGACACGCGACGGGCTGGCGGCGCTTATGGGCGCGTTTCCCGATCACCAGACAGGAGAGTGAACCATGGCGGATATCGACGGGCTGGACAGCCTGCAAACTCAGGTCGAGGCGCTGGAATTGTCGCTGGGTGCGGCCACGCAGGTGGCCACTGGGTTTGACAGCGAAATGCGGCGGCTGCGCGAGGCGCTGTCGGAGACCGGTAAGGATGCGGCCAGCCTTGAAAAAGGGCTTAGCCGGGGTTTGCGCCGCGCCTTTGACGGGGTGGTGTTTGACGGCCAGAAACTGTCGGATGCGCTGAAGACCGTGGCAAATTCGATGATCGGTGCTGCATATAATGCGGCAACAAAACCGGTGGCGGATCATGTGGGCGGATTGATCGCGCAGGGTGTGGCGGGCCTGTTCGGCGGTGCGCTGCCGTTTGCCAAAGGCGGCAGTTTTGCCCAAGGCCGCGTGATGCCGTTCGCCAATGGCGGCGTGGTGTCGGGCCCCACCACATTTCCGATGCGCGGCGGCATGGGCCTGATGGGCGAGGCGGGGCCAGAGGCGATCATGCCGCTGGCGCGCGGCCCCGATGGCCGGTTGGGCGTGGCGGCGCAGGGCGGCGGGCGTGCAGTGACGGTGGTGATGAACATCGCGACGCCGGATGTCGAAGGCTTCCGCCGGTCGGAAGGGCAAATCGCGGCGCGCATGGGGCGTGCGCTGGGTCAGGGTCAACGCTATCGCTGAGGGGCGCATCATGGCATTTCACGAGGTCAGATTTCCGGCCAACCTGAGTTTCGGGTCGGTGGGCGGGCCGGAACGGCGGACCGAGATCGTCACGCTGGCGAACGGGTTCGAGGAACGCAACACGCCCTGGGCGCATTCACGCCGCCGCTATGATGCGGGCGTTGGGCTGCGGTCATTGGACGATATCGAGGTGCTGATCGCGTTTTTTGAAGCGCGCGGCGGCCAGATGCACGGCTTTCGCTGGAAAGACTGGTCGGATTTCAAATCCTGCCGTCCGAATGCGGTGCCAGGGTTTCAGGACCAGTCGATCGGGTTCGGCACGGGCACGCAACCGGTGTTTGCGTTGCAAAAACGCTATCGGTCCGGTGATCAGGCCTATTTCAGGCCGATCACCAAACCGGTGGCGGGCACGGTGCGGGTGGCGATTTCGGCCGATCCCCAGCAAGAGGGCGTGGATTACACCGTCGACATTATGACCGGGCTGATTACCTTTGCCAATCCTCCGGACACGGGTCTGGAGGTGACGGCGGGGTTCGAGTTTGACGTGCCGGTGCGGTTCGACACCGACGGCATCCGCACTTCGGTGGCGTCATTCAAGGCCGGCGAGGTGCCGCAGGTGCCGGTGATCGAGGTGCGGCTATGACCGCCTATCTGGACCATCTGGCAACGGGCACGACCACGATGTGTCATTGCTGGCGGCTGGAACGCGGCGATGGCGCGGTGTTCGGGTTCACCGACCATGATCTGGACCTGATATTCGACGGCGTCACCTTTCGCGCCGACAGCGGCATGACCGCCAAGGCGCTGATGCAGACCACCGGCCTGTCGGTGGACAATACCGAGGCCGTGGGCGCATTGTCGTCCGACGCGATCACCGACGCGGATATCCTCGCGGGCCGCTGGGATGGCGCGCAGGTGACGGCCTTTGCGGTCAACTGGGCCGATGTCGATGCGCGCGCTGTGCTGTTTCGCGGCTCGGTGGGCGCGTTGCGCCGCGATGGGGCTGCATTTGCGGCGGACCTGCGGTCGCTGGCCTCTGCGCTCAATCGTCCGGTCGGGCGGGTCTATCAGAAACCCTGCACGGCGGTGCTGGGGGATGCCACCTGCAGGTTCGACCTGAACACCTTGGGCTATGTCACTGAGGTGGACCTGACGGTGGCCGACGGCGCGCGGTTGCAGTTTGCGCCGCAACCGGGGTTCGAACCCGGCTGGTTCGCGCGCGGCAATCTGACTGTGCTGACCGGCGTGGCGGCGGGACTGTCGGGGGCGATCAAGACTGACATGGCGCTGGCAGACGCGCGCGAGGTGACGCTGTGGGCGGAACTGCGCGCGCCGCTGGCACCGGGCGACCGGTTGCGGCTGATTGCTGGGTGCGACAAGCGCTTCGAAACCTGCCGGCTGAAATTCCTGAACACTCTGAATTATGGAGGCTTTCCCGATCTGCCGGGCGATGACTGGTCGCTGCGCCTGCCCAATGGCGAACAGGTGCTGGACGGGGGCAGCCGGCGATGACCGAACGCAAGATGACCGACACCATCGTGACCGAAGCGCGGGCCTGGATTGGCACGCCCTATCTGCATCAGGCCAGTTGCCGGGGCGCAGGCGCGGATTGTCTGGGCCTGATCCGGGGGGTGTGGCGCGGACTTTATGGTGCGGAACCCGAAACGCCGCCCGCCTATTCAATGGACTGGTCCGAACCCGCGCGCGACGAACGCCTGTGGGCCGCCGCAACGCGCCATCTGATGCCCGCGTACGTCCCTGCGCCCGGCGATGTACTGCTGTTTCGCATGCGCGACGGCGCGGTGGCGAAACATCTGGGACTGCAAACCGTCACCGGACCAGACGCCGCCTTTGTCCACGCCTACAGCGGGCAGGGCGTGGTCGAAAGCCGCCTGACACCCCCATGGTCGCGCCGCGTGGTGGCGCGGTTCCGCTTTCCCGCTACGATCTGA